AAGTGGTCGTTCCCGAAGTGGTCGTTCCCGAAGTGGTCGTTCCCGAAGTGGTCGTCCCATCATCACCTATCGATATTCCTGTAAGACACATTAGAAGTTGCCTCGGTCCATCAAGATGAAAATCTCAAAAAAATCCACCTTGCTGTTGATAAACAATGTCCGACCTCTATGAATTCACACGTTCTAGAACGGATCAAAGCCTCGATCATGAGACTCCTTATAGCGAAAAACAGTGGGCTTACATTCAAGACCAGAACCAGGGTGTCTATTCGTGCGGAGGCCAAACTTTAGTCACTTTTGACGGTAGCTCAATATACAATTCGGGCCGTTACGTTGATGCCAGCCAGATGTACGTTTCTATCCCTATCTGCCGTGTCGCTGCGTACGCATCCAACTCTACTGGAACGCTCATTGCTCCAACGGCTCAATCCGTCCCTGCAACTGCTGTTGGGGGTATCGGAAATGAATGGCTCACTGTCATGAAGGCAGGGAGCTGGAACATACTCAACTCCCTCGAGGTCATGGTTAACGGACAGACAGTCGTCCAACCAACCCCTAACGTTAACTGGTATACCGGATTTAAGATGCTTTCCCAGCTCTCCCCCTCTGACATTGAGACGTGGGGGAGTACCCTGGGTATCGCTGCTGTGGATGACGTCCAGTCTTACAAGTACTTTGGATCGGCCTCGGCGACCAAGGGCAGTGGGGGTAACGGACTCGCAAATAATTCGATCTTTCCTGTTGTGACTGGTTTGGCACAGGCGAACGCTGGAGTGGCAAACGGAGGGATGCAGCCCCAAGTAGCAGCGGCCGGCTCTCAGGTTTACAACTCTGGCCTTATGAAGCGTGCTTTGTCTAGCGTATACGGTGTTGGAAACATTACAGCATCTTCAACGGTCCCCAACATGTTCGGAACGTCTGCAACACTCTCTCTGATGTCCCAGACGAACATCAACAACGAGTACAAGGCCAACTTCGCAGGAGTAGCAGCTACCAACTACTTGGTCTGGTACGACACTCTCATTGTGCGCCTCAAGGACGTATGCTCCTTCTTCGACAAACAGCCTCTCTCTAAGAATCTTAACGTGATCATCCGCATGTATCTGAACACTGGTGTGGTCGGAGTCAACATGGAAGCCAACACTGCTAACTCAGGTTTCCTCTACATGAGCGGTGCTAACACCACTTTCACGAGCACGTGCCCCTACCTTGTCTGCAACGTTGCAAATCTCGTCTCGACCAACGTTCCGGTCACCACCACTCACATGACCTCCGGTCTCTTTATCCAGAAGGCCATCTCTACCTCGATGCTTGGGGTGAATCTTGGCCTCTCCCTTGCAAGCCACCCTCAGCCATCTTGCCGTCTCCACTACCCCCTGATCACTCTCAAGCCTCATCTGGCCATTGAGTATGCTAGCAACAACCGTGCCAAGCGTATCCTCTACAAGAACGTTCTGTTTCAGAACGCAGCAAACATCTCTTCAGGATCGATCTACTCTCAGCTCGTTCAGTCTGGTGTGACTCGTATCACTGGAGTCCTGATCATCCCGTTCCTCTCTGCATCGACTAACGGAACTAACACTAATCTAACGGTTACAACCTCTACGCCGTTTCACCCGTGTGTCAGTGCATTCGATACCGCGCCGATGTCGACCCCATGCTCCCTTACCCAGCTTCAAGTGACTGTTGGAGGTCTTAACGTGATGCAGGAGTATCAGAACTACACCTATGCCACGTTTCAGCAACAGCTCGCTCTGTACGACAAGGTACAGGCTTCCGACCTCGGTATCTCGTGTGGTCTGATCACTCAGCAACGCTTCGAGGCTGGTATGCGCTTCTACTGGATCGATTGCTCCCGCTACACCGATGCTACGGCAAAGGAACCCCGTAACGTGTCTGTCAGCTTTCAGAACAACACTCTGCAGACTCTTGACTGCGCGATCTTTGTCGAGTATCTGTCTGAAGTGATCATTGACTGCGAGACAGGTATCCTCTCCCGTTGAAGAAATTCCCATTGATTTTTATGATATCTCTCTGATATGATAAATGGATCAAGCTGAGCTACTTAGACAGCACCGTGCTAATGTTATCAAAACGTATGAGCTCCAAGCCCTCGAGAGTCTAAAACCACCAATGGATGAGCGTAAAGGGGGCTCACTCAACTCGTTCCTAACAGACGTAGCCCTTAGAACTGCCGACAAGCTTTGGCCGGTGAGGACTGAGATCTGGTCTGATGTTAGCAAACTTGTTAAGGAACACTCATCGCTAAAGATTAACACAATGTGGGTCTGTCGCGAGCCGATCAAGGGAGCTCTTAAAACTGCCATCAACGCATTCACACTTGGAAAGCTAAAGTCTAATCAGAAGAGATTAAACTACGATGAGATATACCACCTCTTCCTCGTTATGAGAACGGAGAAGGGGCTACTCGTCACAGAGAAGAACGAGGTTATTGAACTGAAGTGGTACAGGAAGGCTATACCTGTTGATCATCGACAGGTCAACTGTGATACTACACTTGGTGAGGTGTGGTCTAGTATGCTATCAGACAAGGACTTCACCGTTAGATACTCTCCTGAGAAGGACAACTGCCAGCAGTATATAGGTACTCTCTTGAAAGCGAACGGACTACTCTCGCAAGCACTTAAGAGTTACGTGTTTCAGGATGCTCAAGAACTTTTAGCAGGGGCTTCTCCTCAAGTGACCGCAATGAACGATGTCACCAATTTAGCTTCTCGCTTCCATCGTTTCCGACATGGAAAGGGTCTTCAAGTCCCTCTGGAGAAGAGGCCAGTAAAACCTCTTGAACCGTGCTACAAGGCTACCCCCTTGGTTAAAACTTTGAAAGGTTCCTCGGTGAAAATGCCTTACGCAGTGAGGACTATCAAAGTTCCACAACAGCACAGTGGCCTCAAGTGTATGAAGAAAGTGAACGGACTCGTCCGTTGTCTTGATAGGTTGAAGGAGAAAGAGGTTATAGAGGAATGAAAACAAGTTATTTTTCGGTCTTGCCTTTTGATAAATGCAAGCGTTCGAACAGCACATGGACGCACATCCCGACCTTTGGTCAGAGTACATTTCGTTCTATGGACGTCGAATGGTCGAGTTCTTATCAAAGACAAAGGTGTCTGATCAAGACCCTATTGACTTCCTCGAGGTAAGGGTGTCGAAAGTATCCCCATCACACTTGGGTTTATTTGCCAAAGGACCTATCCCCGAGCATACGCTCCTGACACATTACCCGTCACACTTTGAGATAGATGAGATGGGTCTGATCTCCTTTCATATCTCAAACGTCATTGAGCCCTTCCTTCAGTCCCAGTTCGGTCAAAGGGCATGGAAACGAATCACTGACGATGCGAATCAAAGCAAAGATACCCCTTCGATCTCTCTGCCACCTGAAGCGATGTCTCTGTTGATCAAGGATTCATGTACATCAGCACTAAGGGAGATGAGAGCTCTCAGCCGGTTCTCCAATAGAGTAGCTCACCCCTTTCGCCATGAGGATGCATGTTTCCTCGGGCATCTCGTCCAAGATGGTGCACATCTCGTTAAAAGGGGAATATCTTCAGTCAGGAGATACATTGAAATGACTCAGGAACGTTCGAATGCAATCGTTACAGAGTACGGAGTGTTCTCGGTGAAGAGTATCAAAGAGGGGGATGAGATCCTCGCACCCTATGGAGTGCCTTGGTGGCTCTCTAATACCAACCTATCGCTTGATGAGCACCTAACTAAGGATGTTGTATCACTGATGACGACCCACGGTGTCTGAAACGAAACCAGTTATTTTACCAATCTTGTCCATTGGTAAATGGCATCGATGATCAACTTCTACGACCAGTTGCCAAAAGGCCTTTCGAACGGGATACAGAAGGATAAGGCTTTCAAGACGCATCTCGTCGAACCTACGTCGAATATACTTATCATTGGCCAAACAGGAGCTGGAAAGACGAACAGCCTGTTGAACTTCCTATCTCTGAAGAACGACTCCTTTGCTGAGATCATCATCTTTACCGGTTCAACTTGTGATGAACCGCTGTATAACTACCTGAAGAAGGAGAACCCTGATGTTCAGATGATAGACGATATCGCACAACTCCCAGAACTCAGCGACTTCAATGAGACGGATAAGAAGCTTGAGAGGTTGATTGTGTTCGACGATGTGGCTAACATCTGTAAAAAGGACGAGACAAAACTCAAGAACTGGGTCAAGGCTTGTCGTAAGTATGGTTTCACAGCGTGCTTCCTATACCAGTCGTACGTAGTGTGCCCAAAGTTCATCCGAGACAATTGCCAGCTGTTCTGGATCTTTAAACTACAGTCGTCTATCAGCCTCAGCCACATCTTGAAGGACAAATCTTCGCTCCAGATCACGAAAGAAGAGCTTGTGAGGATGTACGACTATGCCACGAGGAACAAAGGGGATTTTTTCAATATCGATACCAAAAGTCCTGACATGCCCTTTAGAAGGAATTTCACAGAGATCCTCCGTACCAATCCAAAATAATCCGGTCTTGCCTACTACAAAACGATGATGAGCAAGATTGAGAAACAGGCTCAGGCTCACCTTATAGAGGTTAAACAACAACTCGAAGCAGATGAACTTGCTTCTACTAAGAAAGCGCCGAGGAGGAAGACCTTCTCGACCGTTCAGAAAGACCTTAACGGCCCACTCGGTGTTGAGGCACAACAGGCCTTGTGGTTGGAACGATTCTCAGATAACGCTCGTGTATCGAAGAATGTCGTTAGGAAGAACATGACACATAAGAATGAGGTGGCTGTAGATGCTTACCTCAGGGAGTTTGGTAATTTGCCCCGTCATACGGAGATTGTGGTCCCAGAGCTCACTCCGTTCAACGAAGAGATCAAACACTACGAAGGAGCACTCGACGACCGTGAAAGATTGATCCATGATAGGATAGAAGGTATCGAAGCTATCACTTTCGACATGGCAGAACTCTCAAAGACCCTTAAAGTTGCTCCTACAGGGAGGGAACGAGCTGGTATAAGAGTCAGGATCGATGCTCTTGACGTGATGAGGACTGGGTTCAAACACGAGATTGACAGTGCAACGCTCGATATCAAGGTTCTTCAGTCAAACCTTGCAAAGGCGTTCCTGAAGAAGAAGGAAGCTCTCCAACCGTACATAGAAGGACAGAGGAGCTTCAACAACTCTGTATTTCAAACCGAACCTTTCCCAAATGAAAGCGAGGAAGAGTATATCGAGAGGATGAGAGCTAATGAGGAGTTAGACACACAGCAATCCCTTCTGTTCAAGGCTGAGAATCTCATCGAGAGGCGTTTCAAGCAGAATCTACGACTAATCATCAAGAATCCAACGGTGATCGATGAAATTAACAGCTCGATAGACGAACAGGCGCTCCCTGATGAAGACCAAGATATCGAGTCTGTCCGACAGATTATTAACGAGCGATGGGGCAAGTTCCTCGAGCGGTTCGTTTCGACGTACGGGAAGGACGCTCCGGACTCACTCAATGCTCCAATGTTCAACGCGTTTGTCAAACGATGGTTGTCTGGGAACGCACCTGAAGCTCCGTTTAAGAAAGAGTTATCAGAGAGTGAGCTAAAGGAGGACACTGTCCGTGAGGGTTTTGATGGTGGTGATCACTACGGTATCGATGGCTCGCTCCTTTTGGCTTGGAAAGGGTCTACAGTACTCTGGTCGAAGTCTAACACTGGGGGTGATAGAGGTACGTGGCATCAGTACTCCTCGTATGAATTGCAAAAGATCAAAGACGAGACTGGTGTTACACGAGCTCAAATCAAGGCTGAGATTGGAAACGTTGGGGTTAAGGCTATCATGGAGTTTCTGCGAGATGAGCAAGGTCTTCCTCCTCTTGCATACAAGGTTCAGTACATGAAGGATCCAAAGACGGGAAAGGTAACCCGAGGAGCTGGCTTAGGCTTCTCGGCGCATCAAGAGGAAGTACCTATCGGTACGCTAACACTCTTCCTTCGCCACCTCCTCCAGAACAACATTCTAAAGGTGAGGAAGTGCTCTTCACCTCTGAAAGACTTTCCAGCTCAAAAGGTGAGTGATGATTTTGTGAGGACTATCTACACACTCGTCTCTGATAAGAAGGTTAATCCAGATGAGTACCATTCGCTCGACAGTGTTGAACGAGCTCTCTTCGATAGGCTAATGGAGACTGCTCAGGGTTCGTATCAGTCCGGTGTTGGCCGGAAGAAGGATGATCTCGTTAGAGACCTTGAGATCATCAGAGGTGAAGTTGAAGCTGGTAATGATAATCCTGTTCTGATCAAGGATGCGAAGCATATCCTCCACCAGCTGTTTAGGAAGGGTTTCATCGACTGCAAAGAGAGAGTTGCTTATCTGAAAGAGTTGCAGGAGCATCCTTAGGAATTTTCAGTTATTCGATGTATGAGTTTTCTCCAAGAAAACTCATCTCGACCACGATTAAAATGGCACCTCTTCACGTTGTGCCTCTCCAGATCACAAGACCCCAAATCCTCAAGCTCGTTAGAGGGGAGGGCATTCAGCTGAAACACGCTCATATCGGTACGGGGCATCCCGTCCACATGTCTCTGACCAAGGCGAAAGGGATGCACACTGCAAAGAAGCTTGGAAAGGGAAAACGTCTCCAGCTCACACATCACGAACTGAAGGCTTCGGGTCTCGGTTCTTTCCTCAAGGGGCTCGGCAAGAGCGTTCTCAAGGCTGGCGTAAGCGAGCTTACTAATCAGACCCTCGGTCGTGTCCCGTACGTCGGTTCTACGCTGTCTAAGCGTGCATCCAACGCTATTAACGATCGTATCGGCGGAAACATCTTTGATGACATCGGGGGTGCGTTCTCAAAGGGCTTTCAGGCCATCCCTTTCAATAAGATCCCTTCGATAGGGAAGGAGCTCGTGCTTGATCAGACCGTTGGACGTATCCCTATCGTTGGGAGAACCCTCGCTAAGAGAGGATCGGACTACATCGATAAGAAGGCTGGCTTCGGAGTGAAGCCTCACATGGTGAAAGGATCTGCGGCTGCGAAAGCTCACATGGCCTCTCTCCGTGCGTTGCGGAAGCCGGTTGCTGGTAAGAGAGGATCAGCTCTTCACGCGATGGGACGCTAGACGATTCCGGAAAAACCTTTCGACATTTCCAAACTACAACCAAGTTCAGTTACAACTTTTCAAAATCTCATGAGATTTTAGAAATGGATAAAGCTTTCCGGATCCGAAGTTCCACCGGACTTCGGACTCCGGTCTGCGACATTGCGGATCCGAAGTCCGGTGGAACTATGCGAGTACTTTTGAAAGTTGGAGATCAAGACTTTTACCTATCATTTTAACATCTCGACCTATGTTAAAAGAGATGATGAGCAATATCGAGATCATCAAGACGTGCGCTATAAGGAAGATACCTCTTGTTGGTGTCTATAGCAAGGATAAGCTCCCTTCGAACATCCGCTCTGGGAACTACATTGTGAACATGCAGGACGATGAAGATGGGAATGGAACGCATTGGGTATCGTTCATCAAAGGAGAAGGGATGCAACCATCGTTCTACTTCGACTCGTATGGCGTGACAGCTCCTACTTCTATAGCAGATGCCCTTCGGATGTATGACTATAACAAGCGGGACATTCAGAGTATGGAGTCGAAGGCCTGTGGTCTATACTGCATCTCGTTCCTCGAGGCGATGCGTGAGCCGACCAAAGCGAACTTTGACAAGTTTGTTAACAGTTGGAGCTGGATCCAAAAGAAGAACGATCTGGTACTCTGCGCGAAGCTACAGATGTGACACTTTTCTTGACTGAACCCCTTGATCGATGTCGAACGAGGGGTTTCACGCCTTGGCTTACTGCTTGACCAACATTGAAAAGTACGACTGATCGACGTCGTTCTGTCGTAGATGGATTAGGTGATTACTGAAAGTGGAAACAGGGTATTCTAACCATGGGATGTCCATCAGATAAATAACCTAAAAGACCAGAATGGATCATTGGGGTAATTTCTTGGCAAATAATATTCGATTCAGGTTGAAATCGTGATTTGGATAATAACCTGTTGCCTATGATAAATCACCGATGAAAGGATCCCGACCATTCACTCAGAAAGAGCACGAATCGATCGTTAACCACCTCACTTTAGAGGGAGGAAAACATGGGATTCGAAATCTGATGTGGTACCTCGTTGGTATCTACACTGGTAACAGGATATCAAGCATCCTATCTCTCAAGATCAAAGACTGTTACGATAGTCGAGGTAAAGTTCTTGACACGTTGGCCATAGCTCGAAAGAATATGAAGGGGAAAACCGAAGGACGCGTCGACCTCATTCCACCTCCTTTGAAACTCGCTTTTGAAGAGTATCGCGTGTATCTCAAAAGATGCGAGACGTATCATCAACAAGCGTACCTTATAGCGTCTCAGAAGCCTGAGAAGGGGGGTGAGTTTGGAGCTGTGAAAGCACGACAGTGTGGGCATATCTTACGGTTGATCTGCGAGAAGCTCCACATCACTGGGAAGGTTTCTACACACAGTATGAGAAAGACGTTTGCGGATAACTCTTTTAGGCTCGCTGGAGGGGACTTGCAGATTGTACAGAAGCTACTCCATCACAAGAACATTTCGAGCACTATGTGCTACTTGGAACCTGATAAGGACAAGATCACGGCGATTCAGTTAGGGATGGGATTCGCGGAGAAAATTCCTTGCCAAAATTTTCTTGTCTTGACTGAAGAGAAAGAAGATGACATACGAGATCGATACGTACCTTGAACGTGCTTACATCGATATGATCAAAAAGCTATGTGATGATTCAGACAAGCTATGCATGATCAAGATACGAGATGGTTCTAATACCTTTTCGATCGATGTTATAACAGGGATAGGCTGTACTACTCTTATTGATCATTGCCTTCCTCACCAACATGTACGGATGGAGGCTATATTCGAGGCTGGGAAGATGATCGTTCGAAAGAGGAACATGATGATTCGAGCGAAGAGTCTGCTACAGTGAAATGGATCACAAACGTCATCTCATCAGAGCTCATATCGAAGAGATTAGTGTTTCTTGTACGAATACTTTCAAACGGGGAGCTGATGAGTTTCTTGAATACCTTTCGAGTAGGACAGTTCTGAAGTTCCCCTCGTACTTCAGTTACCACGGAGACTCGATTGAACCATGCGCCAAGTTTCGAAAGAGTAGACCATTTGGAGTTGACAGGAAGGTCTTCACTCATAACGATCTAACTCTGTACGTGAGAGAGTTGGAGGAAGAATTCAATATGCGAGATAATAATCCTTGCTAGTTATAAATGACAGAGGCATTTAGAAAGTACGATTTGGACGATGAAGGTGAGCTGATAGAGCTCAGAGATAGATGCCTTCAAGTCGGTCTTAAGAAGCCATCAGCTCGTTCGGCAGAGGAGAACGATCTGATTGCACAGCGAGCAAGGTACAAGAACAAGCTGTACGCCTTTGGACGCGTACAGTTCGTTCGAGTAGCCAGAGGGAGGGAGCAGAAGCATGCTAAGTTTCCTATCGTTGATATGTTCAAGCATGGGAAGCCATCGTTAGAGAAATGAAGTGATGGGTGTAAGAAGAGAGAGAGAGATGGACAGGGTTCCCATACCGTAGGGTATGGAAATTGATTTGAGGTAGATTCATCCTTCATATACATGGGTGGTATTTGACAAGGTCAAAACACATACCAACTCGTACTGATGGTTGCTGAGGGTGCACCCAGTCACCTCAGCACGGGGCAAGATGATCCCTTTTTCAAATAGCCTGAGATGTCCCTGCTTATCCTCTTTCTTAATATCAAATTGCCTTATCAAACCGTACGTCCTTAGCAACTCCTCTCCCTTCTTCACGTCACGAGATGTGATGAAACGCCCAGGTCCGTCGTCATTGACGTTCCTATTCTCGAAGGATGCGGACAGGTATTTGTGGTATATCGTAACCCATGTCTCACCTTTGACACAGTGATGTGAGAGCATTGATGAATCGTTAAACATGTTTTCGAAGTCCTTCCCCTTGAGGAGTGTTCCCTTTGGAAGGTCTTTGATAGCGAACACTCCTTTACCATGTAGCTTGGAGTTCTTGATCTTGACGTTGGCCATGAGTTGTATCTTGTTATCCTTACTATAGACTAAATTTATCTTGACGATTTTTCCATACGGTTGGAAAAATGAAAAGTGGTTTAAAAAAATGTTGCCTTAAATAAACGATGACAGTTACAGTGACAGTTACGATTGAGCAACTTTTAGAGGAGAAGGAGAGGCTTCTCGTAAAGAGGAGAGAGTACGCTCGTAGATATAGGGAGCATCCAGAGGTTCGAGCAAAGGCTCTTGTTGCGTGTAAGAAGTACTATCAGGATAATAAAGAGAAGCTTCTCCAACAGATTAAGGAGAGGCAGAGGGCGTTGAAGGATGGTGTTGTCACAAAGGGGAAGGGGCGTAAACGCATCAAGGTGGGTGCTGTGGAAGTTGGGAAAGTGTGAGTATGGTGTGGACTGTTTCGTATGCTTGTAATACGAAATGGGCGATCGATGGAATTTTCATTTCTGATTTAAGAAAATCTCTCCTTAAAAGAAAATGAACTGCATCGAGAAGATCGACATTGCCAAGATGAGGACGATCATCAACAACTTTGAGACGTTTCGTCCCCTCATTGGAGTCAACGACTTTTCTAACCAATCAGTGACTGACATAAAGGTCTTGAAAGAGCTTCTGTTAGAGTTCTATCTCGCCCACGACCCAGTGACTGGAATCGCGCAAGTCTCCTACGACAGGAGGGGGAACAAGACTGGTCGTCTCTACTCTACAACGGTGAGCTTACAAGGCTGTAAGAGAAGTCTCCGACACACGCTCGCAAAGGATCTCTATTACGATGTTGACGTTAAGAACGCGCATCCAGTGTTCCTCGTATGGGAGTGTGGGCGTCTCGGTCTGGACTGTAAGGCTGTCAAGTACTACATTGACAATAGAGACAAGTGCCTCGCTACTCTCATCAAGAAGGGTCTCACGAGAGATCAAGGGAAAACACTCACTCTTAGTCTCTTGAACGGAGGTCTCAGCAAGAACATCCTCGGTGAGAAGGACTGGCCGAAATGGTTGGCGAGGTTCAAGGCTAACATTGACATTATTCAGAACGGGTTCTGCGGGGCGCATCCTCACCTACTCGAGAGAGCTATCAAGAAGAAGGGCAAGGATCATTGGAACCTCAAGGGGTCTGCTCTCAACTATCGTCTATTGGACATTGAGGATTGGTGTCTCGGCATCATGACCACGTCGAACGACGATAACGGCCGTTGTCTTGTGGACGAGAGAGTTGGAGCGCTAGTCTTTGACGGTTTTATGCTTGACAAGGCCTCTGTTAGGGAGGAGCATCTCCCACAACTCCTGAGAGATTGGGAGAGGTCTGTCTATCGGAACACGTGTTCCCGTAGTAAGGACTCAGAAGGTATCACTCAAATCGCAGAGGATGGCGTCCGAATCGAGCTCACTGTGAAGGAGATGGACGAGGGTTTTGAGTGTGTTGGAACCGAACTGAATAGGAAAGAGTTGAAGGAGATGAAAGATGAGAAGAAAGCGTTGGAGAGAGCCAGAATCAAGGCGTGGAAGATCAAGAACGTTGCCAAACTCCTCTCTCTCGACAAGGAGAATCCCAAATACGAGGAGATCAAGGAGTCTGGGTTCGTAAAGGTCTCACATCTCAACAACGGGATAAGAATTGTCGTCATATCATCCCCATTAGGCAGTGGCAAGTCCTACGCAGTTGGTGATCATCTGAAAGACCACGGGTACGACACGATTGTAGTCATGACTCCTCGTATCAGCTACGCAGTTGCGACTCACAGTCGTCTCACGAGGGATACTTCCATACCGTTCAAGATCTACACCAAGCTGAAGGGTGTCATTAACAGCCCATATATTGTTGTTCAGGCAGAGAGCTTGAACCGTCTCGATCTTGATGCGTACGTTGGTGGAAGGTCTCTACTACTGGTTGACGAGTGCGAGGCTTTCCTGACACAGCTAACGTGTAAGGAGACCCACGGTGAAAAGATGGGCGCTAATGTCGAAGCGTTTGAGAAGCTCCTTAGGGGGAGTAGCAAATGTTTTTTGCTTGACGCGTTCATCTCTAACAGAACCGTTGGTATGCTCGAGTCTCTTAAGCTGGACTATCATCTGTTCGACTACACTGCGAAAACGCTGATTCGCACAGCCATTAGCCTGCCTTACTCTGGTGGTAACGGTTGGGCGTCATGTAAGCTTATCGTCGAGTCTCTCATGATGGACTTGAAACAAGGGAAACGTATTTTCTTCTTCTGCTCAAGTGCCAATAAGTTGAAGGACATTGCGAGTGCTGTCGGGTTGGAGTTTGGAAGTTCAAAAAAAATCCTCTCTTACTATTCGGATAGCAAAGATAATGCCCGCGAGTTGGTCGATATTAACAGCATGTGGGTTGGGGTCGATCTCGTCCTCTGTACCTCGGTGATCACAGTTGGCTGTAACTTTGACGTCAAGGACGTGTTTCACAAGGTCTACATGTATATCAACGCTTCAAGTTCGAACGTCATAAGGGACTGCTTCCAAGCTCACTTTCGCGTGAGACACCTGATAGATAACGAACTCGTGTACACGGTCGATCCCCGCCATTGTGGGTTGGCCGTTGAGACAAAGAGGAACTCCATGTACGTTGCAAAAATGATCGAGGATCATCACGTCTCTCACACCGAAGAGGAATGGGCTACTAACATGCCCGAGTGGCTCATTGACGTGCACCACTTTACTCTTGAAGAGAAGACGGCATCTATCCACTCGATAGCAGAGACTTTCGCAATGTATCTAGATAGGTTGGGTTACGTTGATGGTGAGATTGCTGACGAGAGTGACACTGTGATTGAGTTCGATATTCTCAGAACTCCAGATCTGCCATACCACTCGATCCCAAGTCTCACTCATCCTCAGTTCAAGACTTTGGTAGACTTGAAGTGTGTAAAGACGCTTAGCGATATGGAGCTGGCGAGTATCGACAAGTTTGTGTTCGAGCAGTCAGTGTTCAGGCTCCCCCTCGGTGTGGAGGAAGGCATATGGTTCCTGTACAAGAACTTTGGACGAGCGAAATTCCGCAACTTGGCATACGAGAAGAGTCTAATAGAGAACGAGATGACTATCTCAGATCTCTGTAATCTCGGGGGTACTCACTACTCTCATGTGAGTGATGGTCTGGCTATAAGACAGCATCTACTCGAGAACATCAAAGAGTGGTTAGGTATCACCTGCTCACAGGAGTGGGGTTGTCGAGTGAATAGAGACTCCGTCCAGAAAGTTCTCCACCTGTTCGAGGAGAGTAAGGACGATATTGTAAAGATCTTCAAGCTCCGCAAGTCGCGTGGCAAAAAAGCTCTCGATGTTGCTGGGTGTATCGATATGGTTAATCAGGTCTTCAAGGGTTGGGGATTCTCTCACGTCGTCAAGGATGAACGGAGACGGATGAGGGTTGGGTCTGGTTTCGTCGATACGACAGATTTCTCGATACGTCCGTCTGGTGGTGCCATATATATCAATCCATACGAGTACGTTCGGCCAAAGAAGCTCAAGAGTGTTGTAAAGGAGTGCAGACAGGAGTCCGAGGTCTCGGAGTGTACCGACGCTCCTAATCCTCTTCTGAGTAAAAGAAAAAAATCTCAAAAATCAAAGTAGGTCGAGCATTTCTGATTCAGAACCTTTATGATAATAGTCAATGGTGACTATTATCTGTACGAAACCGTTAGGAATTGGGATTCTCAAACATAGAGAGCTATGGACTGCTGTGCCATTTGGGGTAAAAAGATGTTACATAAATATACCCCAGATGGCACAGTTCTCTAACTTAAAGTATCCTTACCAAATGGTAAATGTCCACTCTCGACGAAGCGAAGGAAATCATTGTCGACCTTAATCAGAAACTCCGAACGCTTGGGAACAGGTGTACGAGGAAATACAATCAACTCAAGTCTTGTGAGTGCCACGCTTACGAAAGAGGAGTTATTAACGTGCTTGCGTACGTCAGAGCCATCGTAGACCGCACCTCGAACGACATAGAGTTCTCTCCCGACGACTTCCTTGCGGAACTCGACGAGTTTCCACGAGTCTTCGAGACAAGAGGAAAGATCAGGTTCTCTGTCCCACCTCTCACCCAACGGGAGAAGACCCATATCGCCACTTACCATTAAAAATTTCGTATCCTATTCAGGATGTGAAACTCTTTCACTTCAACCTAAGCCCTCTAATCTTCCCAATCACGCTCCTCTCGTGAACTACGGGCGCAGATGGTCCACACAGGTCCATCCGTGCTTGAACAATAGGGAGTTTCCCCTTGATAATCAACCCAGCTCCTCGTCTCGCGATGAGTACGGAAGGCTGTGATCGGTGCGTCTTGTCTCCAAGTACACGTCGACGATGCATTTTTATCTATCCCCAACACGAGAAAAATTCAATCAGCTTCCTCATACAACAGCGTGATAAGAACGTTCGAATCGTTCATGTAGATTGGGTTGAGATTCTGATCAACGAAAGTAATGACGAACGAAGAGTACGTACCACTTTTGAGACCAACCTTGGATTGGTACTTTGGCTCATAAACCCCATTACTCCCAAAAGTGGTGTCCTGAAAGGTGAAGCTGTCCATGATATCACTGGGCATAATAGTGCTATTGTTGATGAGGTTGCACCTCATTATGATACTGTTCACAGGAGTGAGGTTCGGTGTGATGGTCGATGTGACTGAACCGCTCGCTGTCGGGTACGTCAATGGATATGTCCCTATCGGGAACCCCAATAAGCTCCCAAAAGCAGTCGTCGTGATACTCAGATACGGTGCGATACTGGTCGGAGTAGGATAGAATCCAGCTGCGATATTAGACGGCGCCGTATACCCAGCGGGTAAGCTGAGCGGAACGATATACTGAAGGATCTGATTGGCGTACAGATTGGAATCTTCCACAATCTCGAGGTAGTAGACATTGTCTCCGTTTGAATCGATCAGATACAGTCCGTTAGCGATCAAACTCAGTTGAAGAGCGTTGTTCAGGTCAGAGACCAGATAGAACCCATCGGTCAGCGTCACAGTGTATCCCACACCATTGACCCAGTAGTAGTCAAAAGTCGTATTCCCGTTTCTAACAGACACGTTAAACCAGCTGTAGGGCAGGATAACGCTCCTAACAGCCATTGTCGACCCTGGTTGGATCTTAAAGTTGCCTTGGATGAATCTGTATTCGTAGGAACTCTTACCAGAGTTAGCGACAACGTTCGACGAGTTGAGTACCATTGCGTTTGACATCTTTTATTCAACAGCAAGGAAAAAGTTTCATCTCTCCTACCAATAAAGATGTCCTCTTATGCTCCTCCAGTAGAGAACTTCACTGGCATACAGTACAACTCGGCATTTTTCCAAGATCCAAACGCCTCGATCACAGCAGAGTACGCTAATAGAACTTTTCTGAAGCGGGTTGGGAACCCGATCTCGATAGCTGGATCAACAACTTTCAGAGGTGATATCATCCCTGGTACAGATGCTACGTATAACCTCGGGTCGTCAACAGTCGCCTTCAATAACATCTACGCTGTGACAGGCCATTTTGATAACACAATTGTCTCGACATCTGAGACACAGAACCAACCACTGTATACAGTAAACGCAACGCCAACGACCACCACTCTCAACAACGGACTGATCGCAGGACGGGGAGTTCAAACCGCTGCGATCACGGCAACCTCATGCACTTCAAACGTTGTAACAATTGTAACTGCCACGACCCCTGCTGTTGGGTCAACGGTGGCCATCTTCGGCCTTGTCACCCATTATGAACTCAACGAACTCGAGTTTGTCGTTGCTACAGCGACATTAAACGTGTCATTCACGGTTGCGTACACAAGAGCAAACTATGCGAGCGTTGCCGACACTGGTAGCTGGATGCGTATGACTTTCGGAGGCCTTCTTTGGGACAAGACGACTGGTTATACTAAACTAACAGACGCTCTGGTAACTGCTCCTGTCGCGTCTACAGCGCTCGGTCAGGCGACAGGAGTTCTTGAAGTGGGACGCGTCCAATTCGATGGCTCCTCTTCTGGAAGCACCTCGATCAAAGCTTCTGCTACCCCAACAGCGTACACCATAACGTTGCCTCCTGCTGTAGCGACCCAAGCAGGATCGTTAATGGTATCGACGACAGGCGGAGCCCTTAGTAATACTAACAGCAACGCGTATATCGATGGGAGTGGAAACGCAACGCTTGCAGGGACGTTAGCGTGTTCAACATCTCTGAATGTTACAGGTAGCACAATCGCAACTGTAACGCTAACCGATACAGGAGCAGGGAACACTGGTACAATAACGCTCGATGGGATAACGATGGGTTTCAACCCGCAACTTGGAAATGTCATGGAGCTGACGCCAACGTTGGTATCGGTGAACGCATCTCTAAACTCAGGCTCCTTATCTGTCACTGGGAACGCAAGCATCACGTCCGCAGCTCCTACGCTCACATTCAATGATACCACCGCAAGTGGTTCAACAACTCTCGTATACGACGACAACACCCAGATACTGACCCTTGACCACGGCTTTACAACAGAAGGTATTCTAACTGTGAAAAGCTCAGCTCCATTTCTGGTCATGCACGACACAGGTGCCTCCAACGCAGCCATAATGAGCTATGTTGGAGCAACTGGAAAGGTATCCCTTGATAGAGAGCTTGTCTGTACTGGAGGATTAACATCAACAGGGACGACAGCTGTCAATCTCTCAACTGACGCAAGTGCTACAACTGTTAGTATCGCGACTGGTGGAGCTGTAAAGGCAGTCACTATTGGAAGCACTACAGCTGGATCAACGACGAATATCAAAGGAGGTACATCTGGCGTAGGTATCACTATAGGGAGTGTAACCGGTATTTTGAAAGCCACGTCAGGTCTCCTATCAACATCCGCTGCGAGTCTTAACGATCTCTCAGACGCAGGGGTGTTCGGCTCTTCTCTCTACGTTGGTGATAAATCGCCAGCAGTCAACTACAACGGTAATACGTTTGTCGGAATCAACAGCGTCGGAGCCAGCATTACAGCTTTAGGTAATTACACTGTAGTTGGGAGTGGAAGTTGCACCGCCTTGGTCTCTGGAAACTACGGAGTAGTAGTAGGAGATGGCTCCGCCAACGCTCTAACAACAGGAGCCGGTAACACCGTAATTGGTTCAACAAGCATGGTTGGAACACTGTCAGCTGGGATTTATAACTCCAGTGTAGGCAATGCAACCTCTATGACAGTTGGCGATTGGAGTTACACCAGCATTTTAGGAGCCAGCTCAACAGTTACAGGGTCTCACGCTATAGCACTTGGATATAGTGCAACAGCGCCTGCTAACAAGATGGTGATCGGAGATGCGTCGGGATACATTACCGGTGTCAACCCTGGAAGCAATGGTAATACCGATCTTGGTGCTGATAGTTTCAGGTGGAAGAATCTATACGTGAATGGAGTGGGCAACTTTAAGGGGACGACCGATTCGACCAGTATAAGCACTGGTTCTATCGTTACAGCAGGTGGTATTGGGTGTGCTAAGAATCTTCGAGCTCTTCAACTTAGTGCAACTGGTGATTCAGGAGGTACAGCATCTCAAACTGCCCTTACGAATGCGACAGTGGCTGGAAGCACAGCTGTTAACGTGATAGCAGGTTCAACAGCAGGAACACCTCAGACGAGCGCTGGCTACCTAAAAATGTACCTTGGGACGACAGCTGTGTACGTTCCGTATTTCACAACGACGTAATTTTATCCTTATCTTACAATAAATGAGCTACTCTTCTCCGATTAGCCCAGTTCAGGTGTGGCCGTCTACTGCTACGAGCCTCCAAACTAACGACTTTCGTCTGATTCAGATGGGAGAGGCGACGATGACCCTCTCGTGTCAGTATCTCCTCCTCGACAGCGATGAGAAGGTACTCGTCCAGTCCCGATCCCAGCTCACTCAGCCCCAGTATAACGATTGGGGTTCAATCGACCACCCGTACCTTATTCAGTGCATCGCAACCAACCTCGGTCTGTCGTTGGTCGAGCCCATTCCACTCGAAGTACCCGTCCTCCGTCGTGAGAGCACAATGTCCCTTCCGAAGGATACCTGATTCACTTTGAAACTTTTGATGTTGATCAATATCAAAACACAATGATCAGCCTGATGTCAGATGGTTTCAACCGTTTGGTATACGGGAGGAAACCGCGCCTCTCAAAGATGTTATCCATTCAGATCATTAGGGGTGACTATGATTTGAAGGTGGCTGTAACATCTGATAGATCTTACCCTCGTATAACGCATAGGGAGCTCGCACATGATGACTTGTTCCGATATGTGCATGTCCCCAAAGTAGTGGTCGTTCCCGAAGTGGTCGTTCCCGAAGTGGTCGTTCCCGAAGTGGTCGTT